CTCGCAAGAGGAACTAGCCACTGTTCTAGATTATCGCATGGTTCAAGTGATGAGAGACGCTGTTGCGTTTCGCGCTCTCAAGGCTCAAAAGGCTGATGTCACCAAGAAAGTGCAAGCAGCACCGCCGATGCCAACACGACAAGCACAACCCGCGAACGAACGCCGTGACCGTGAATTGGACGCTAAGTTCAAGTCAGGCAAGGCAAAACTTAATGATTTAGCCGCATTCTTGCGGTAAAAGGAGAATTAAATGACTGTCCCAACCAACCTATATCAGAAGGCTTCCCTTAAAGGAAACCGCGAAGATCTGATTGACAAAATCTTCAATACTTCCCCTAGCGAAACGCCAATAACTTCAGCTATGGGCAGAGTAACCGCAGTAACAGACTTCCACGAATGGCAAACTGATGTCCTTGCCGCCGCTTCCGCATCTAACAAGATGATCGACGGTGACGACGCTGCACAAGATGCCCAAGTGGCAACCGTTCGTATTGGTAACCATTTGCAAATCTTCAATAAGTCGATCGGAGTATCTCGCCGCGCAAACATTGTGAAGAAAGCAGGCCGGACTTTGGAAATGCCTTATCTTAAAGGCAAGGCAATGCTTGAGCTGAAACGAAACATCGAAGCTATGGTGTTGTCTGCTACTCAAGTAGCTATCGCTGCCACAACCTCAGTTGCCGGTCAGTCTGGCGGATTGGGTGTGCAAGCAGTTTCAAACCCGCTACATAACGGCGCAGGTGCAACTGCTGCATGGACTTCTGGCGCTCCAACTAATGCTGTTACTGCTGGTACTGATCGTACCTTCACCAAGGCGCTGTTAGATACCGCTTGCCAAAACATCTACACCACTTCAGGCCAGTTTGCTGAAATGTTAGTTGTTTCTCCTAACCATAAGGGCTTGTTCTCTGCTTTCTCCTCGATTGCACAGAACCGCTTTGAAGTGAAGAACAAGCAACAAGGTGTAGTAGTTGGCGGTGCAGAAGTATACATGAGCGACTTCGGAGCTATATCCGTCGTTCCTCATTACTTACTGGCTGCTGCTACCACAGCGTATGTGCTTAACACTGATTACATGGAATTGGCTTTCCTTGACGGATTTAAAACCGTTGACCTAGCTAAAACTGGCGACAGTGACAAGGTCTTGATTACAGCAGATTGTTGCTTGGCAGTACGTGCGCCTACAGCGATTGCTAAGATTGCAAATCTGACCGCGTAATTAAACGGCTAGAGGCCGCTAAACTCCGGTGGGGTGTAATGCCCCTCCTAATTTAAAGGAGACGTTATGCTACAGATCTTTGCAACCGGCATTAATATCACAACCGGTACTGTGTCAGCCGGATCAGCAATTCCGCTTAATACATCAGGCGCAGTACCTAAGTTTATCAGAATAACCGCTTCTTTTGCTGCTTGCGTTAGAATCGGAACAGGCGCTCAGACGGCAGTCGATACCGATGCAGTCGTCCAACCAACAGCACCTCTTATCATAGCCACAATGGGGTGTACTCACGTTGCAGCGATTCAGCAATCTGTGGCTGGTGTGGTTCAGGTCTCACCACTTGAGGACATTTAAATGGAACTCGAATCTAGCGTAACCATAGACGAGGGTGTAAACGGTTTCGGTATCCACAAGCAGATAACGCTCGAAGGCGATCAAGCTATAACAAAACTGACCTATGACGCTGAACCTATGCTAGAACAGGCTAAGGCATTAAGAACCCTGACGGCTGGGGATAGATGGGGAGACGGCCACTTTGTCGGGATTGTGCCAATGGCCGAAGTAACTCGAATCAATGAGACGTATCAAGGCGCAGAAGAACGCAAGAAACAAATGGTACTGTGGCTAAAAGCCAATCCCGCGTTAGTAACCTTTGATAAGTTTCTAAAATGAATTACACGACGCTCAAATCAGGAATAGCAGACTATCTTCATCGAGACAATTTAACGACTCAGATACCAGGCTTTATCGAGCTTGCAGAAGCGTATTTGTTTCGTGAACTAAACGTGCAAGAGCTTCAGACCTCTGTTACTGGAACTACGATTGCAGGGGGGTATGTAACCCTACCCGCAGACTTTGGCGCAGTTGCACGAATCACAGTAGCGCATGGATCATGGACTACTAACTTAGATTATATGGCTGTGCCTGACGTTGCGTCTACGGTATTGACTCACCCACAATTTTACTCACTTGAGAAGAATCAAATAAGAATAATCGGCGCTGGTGTCAGTCAGGCTTACACATTATTCTATACACCAGATATATCGCCATTGTCGGCATCTGTATCGACTAATTGGATTCTGACAAATGCAAGCGAACTTTACTTATACGCATCATGTTTAGAGGCCGCAAGGTATTTAAGGGATGCTGGTGAAATTGCTACATTAGCTCAATCTGTGACATTAGCGCTTGAGTCTACTCGCAGATTTGCTGAACGACGTGGACAACCCTCCTCTGGATCACTCCAGATTAGAACTCGCCGTGGATAAGCTCCTCGGCTTTCTACCGGATCAAGACCCGACTACACCTGGAGTCATTACCGATTGCACTAACTTCATTCCGTATGAAACTGGGATGCAGGGCGCTCCATCTGCCTCAACTCCCGCCTCGACTCCTGCACTTGCTGCGGCCTGTATTGGTGCGGTGGTCGTTACAAAACTAGACGATACAAGAAGAATCATTGCAGGGTCGACAGTCAGACTGTATGAACTCTCTGCTGGCTCTTGGTCAGACGTAACAAGGGCTGGAGTTTACACAGGTGGCACTGATACACGATGGAGTTTTGCCCAATTCGGCAATGCCACGATAGCATCGAATCTGACTGATGCAATGCAAAGAAGCACATCGGGAGCGTTTGCAGATATAGCAACGGCTCCTAAAGCTAAGATCGTATTCAGCGTTGGATCGTTTGTGATGGCTTTAAATACCTCAGACGCAACTTATGGCGTATCTCAAAATAGATGGTGGAACTGTGCTACGTTTGACGAAACAAGCTGGACTCCGAGTGTCACAGCCCTTTCTGCCACTGGTACTTTGGTATCAGCACCAGGACAGATTACAGCCGGTGGAAAGCTAGGAGACTACGCAGTCGCATACAAAGATAAAGCAATTTTCTTAGGACAATTCGTTGGTGCGCCATCGGTCTGGAATTGGTCGCAAGTCGTCGGCGGTGATGCAGGCTGTGTAGGACAAGACGCGTTTGCGGATATTGGTGGCGCTCATTTTATTGTCGGTCAGGACAATCTTTGGATATTTGACGGTTCGCGCCCTACTCCTATTGGGCTTGGACAAGTAAGACAATGGTTCTATTCAAATTCAAATCCTTCTTATCGCTACAAAATACAATGTCTCTTCGAGCGACAAAGAAATTTAGTGTGGATTTTCTACCCTTCTACCAACTCGACGACTCTCGACTCTGCAATGGTTTATCACATTGCTACAAAGCAATTTGGGCTTGTCACTATCAATATTGAGGCGGTGCTAAATTACATCAGCGCAGGAACGACAATAGATGGACTAAGCGGGATCAGTGCCACTATTGACGGCCTAAGTGCCTACTCGCTTGATTCTCAATTCTGGCTCGTTGGCGGACGTGCTTTATCGGTATTTGATACAACGCATCAATTAAAATTAATGACCGGCGCATCAACTTCTTCTAGCTATACCACTGGTGACATGGGAGACGATGAAGGAGTTTCTTTACTGAGTAAAATCAGAGTAAGGTTCGCTCCAGGCTATGCTCCCACAACAGCAACAGCTCAAGTGTTCTCTAAAATGACAGAGGGCGATGGATTAACTACCGGCAGTACGCATACGATAAATGATGGAAAGTTTGACGCATTGCAGGCCGCTAGATTTCATAGAGCAACTATTGCCATGACCGGCGAAGTTAGGGTTTTAGCAATGGACGCGGTGCTTAAACCAATGGGTGTAGCATGAAATTAAATATTACGCCAAGACAAAACGTTGACGCTGATACTGCGCTTTGGTATCGCGACATCGGCCAACAAGTCAATGGATTGGCAGAAGGCTCAATCTCGGCACATTATCAAGCCACAACAGCAGCACCTACAACTGGAACGTATATGCAGGGAGACTTTGTAACCAATTCAGCCCCATCGGAGTTAGGGACATCACCCAATAAATATGTCATAACTGGATTTATTTGTACCGTTGCAGGAACACCAGGCACTTGGGTTGCGACTAGATCGCTTACAGGGAACTGACATGCCAAACTACGGAAACAATTTTTACGGTTTGAGACACAACAGCGACCAACCAAAAGCAGAAGGCTTTTATGGTATGCAACCAGTGCCAGGAACAAATAACATGGCATCAGAGTACAGTGTTGGTGTAAATATGAATGGCAAACAAAGAGAAATTCCAACTTTTGTTCCAGGCCTCAGTGGCCAACAGATGAAGGGACTACTCGGCGCTGTTGCACAAAATGCTATGCCTCCAAAAGAAGTAATGGATTTGGCGATTGCTCACGCTAGAAGTCGGGACGCGCTTGGACAACCTGTATTTTACCGCATACCTGAGAGACAATACACTATGCCTGACATGCCCAAAGGATTGTTAGGAGATGGTTACTAATGGAACTCCAAATCATCCCAACGATACAAACTGACCGCGCATGGATAGACGGAGCATCTTGCCTATCGGAAGCATGTGATAAAAGCGGTGGTGAGATAACAGGTAGTCAGCTAAAAATGATACTATCGCGCGGGGAGAGGACATTGATTAGAATGTGGGACGGTGAAGTACGAGGCTGGGGGGTAGTGAGGGTAGATCAATTACCCAATATTAGAGTTTTATTTATTACAGACTTAGTAGCGCATAACGGTGGATTCCAGAACTTCTTTGAAGAGATCAAGCAACTCGCAAGAGACTTGGGATGCTCAAAGATTAGGTGCGCGGCTGGAAAAGCGCAAGAAAGGCTTTATCGTTCACTATGTGGATTCAAATCGGTGTATAATATCTTAGAGGTGGATTCATGACATCAAGACGACAATTAGAAGCATTATTCGAACCTTTCGGCGATAGCGCTACATGTAAAAAACCATGTGGCGGGCGAATGTATGGCGGTGGTGGTGGTGGTCAAACCACGACAGCAACAGTAGATCCGCGATTCTCTCCATTGATCGACTACGCAACCCAAGCAGGCTCAAGGGTCAATGACGCAGGATTCCAACCGTATCAAGGTCAGCGTTTTGAAGGCTTTAACCAAGCTCAAAATACCGGACTAGATATGATTCAGAATCGTGCGACTCAGGGCGACCCAACGATGCAACAAGCTCAAAGCACATTGCAAGACACGCTAAGAGGCGGGACTACTAATCCGTACCTTGACGCGATGGTTAATAAAGCGACTATGGGCGTAGCGGGTAATTTAGCAAAGATCAACGCCACAAGCGGATCATTCGGCAACTCTGGTATTCAAGAAGTCGGGGCGAGACAGATGGGAGAAATAGCCTCTCAAATGTACGGCAACGCTTACGACCAAGATAGATCAAGACAAATGTCCGCCCTGCAACTTGCGCCACAGTACGGCAATCAAGCCTACAACGACGCAAGCCAGTTAATGAAGGCTGGAGGTCAGGTGCAAGACTTAGCGCAACAGAACAGGGACTTCGGCTATCAGCAGTTCCAAGATCAGATAAACAATCCCTACAAACAAATGGCTGCATATGGCGGCCTGTTAAGTGGTCAGGGCGCACAAAAGACCGAGACCACAGGGGGAGGTAAGTGAGCGAGGAGATGGTAAAATTTACCACTTCTTTAAACGCTATGCCTGGCGATATAATAGAGAAACTATTCGCCATTGAAGCAGTGTTAAAACAGATGCCACAAGTCGAATTACCGTTGCGTCATTGTTTCGGCAATAAAGTATATGTACGTGAAATGACGGCTCCAAAGGGGTCTATCATTATCGGTAAGATGCACAAATTCAAACAGGTGAACATTGTGGTAAAAGGTGATATTTCAGTATTGACAGAAGACGGCTGGAAACGCCTGAAGTCGGGCGAGATGTTCGAGTCACCTGCTGGCATAAAGCGAGCTGGTTACACCCACGAAGACACAGTATGGACAACAATCTGTGGGACAGAAGAAATTGACATTGAAAAGGCTGAGGGCGAATTGACAATCGGCAGTTATCAAGAATATATACAATATAAAGGGGGCGAGTCATGTCTTTTGCCGCAACAGCAGGATTAGTCACAGCAGGTATGACCGCAGCAGAAATTGCGGCAGCAGCAGCGGCGGCTTCGGCAGCAGCAACGGCGGCTGGAACAACTGCGGCGACGGCAGGTGGTTTGCTTGGTGGAGTTTCTGGGGCAGCCGCAGCCATGCCTTCAATGGCATCTTTAGCGGCTTCTACCGCTGCCGGTACTCCTCTTGCTGAGGCTGGTTTAGGTGGTTTACTTGGTTCAGCAGGGTCGGCGCTTGGTTCAGCAGGAACAGCAACAATGGGATTGAACGCGGCAAAAAACTTAATCTCAGATGGCCCAATGCAACCTGCCCAAATGAGGCAAGGTAGCCCTGCAGGACCACAAACCGTTGCGCAGATTTACCAGTCCGGTCAAGAAGCGACACAGAATCAGCTAGACAAAGCGGCACAAGAGCGTATGCAACGCAGACAAATGTGGGGGTAACATGGAAGACGGAAAAGGATTATTAGACTTTATTAGTACACCAGCAGGACAAGGATTGCTCGGTACTGTCTTTGGTGGACTGGCAGGCGCAAGACGAGGACAACCTCTAAGCAATCTCGGTCGAGCAGGTCTGGCAGGTGCTTTAGCTTATGGATATGGGGCGCATCGTGAAGCGCAGGCTCTTAAAGACGCTCCGGCGCTTGAGTTACAAAAAATGCAATTACAACACACAAAGGATCAGTATAATCAAGAAAAGGATATTAACTCTATGGCTAGGCAGTTCGTTACACAAGGTACGCCTGCTACGGAAGTCCCTAGTGAGTATGGAAAGCTAGGCGCAGTCGGGCGAATAGGCTCTGGAGGACTAGAGGAGTTTGTTCAGCCAGTCCCAGCCACACCAGCCAGCCTTAGAACTAATGAACTCCTTAATGCTATTACTGCTAAATATCCAATGAAGGGTATGGAATTGAGGAAACAGATGCAAAAAGATCCGGTTACTGTTGCTAAAGACGGAGCGCTCGTTGATTTGGTTTCTGGTAAGGTCATTTACCAATCGCCACAAAGAGATGACCTACCCACAAAGGTAAAAGAGTTTCTTTGGGCGAAAGAACATGACGGTTATAAGGGGGATTATAAGGACTATGTCGGTTTAAACTCGCAAATCATAGCGGGAGCGCAAGCTCCGTATCGCTCTGCGATGGTCGGGAATATAGACGCTGAAA